CAGCGGACGGCGATACCGCTGGTCGCCTTACTCACCATCTCAGTCGTCTGGTAATTGCTGGCGCTGAAGAGCTGCGTGATCTTTGCCCAGACCGTGGGTCCGTCAGTCCATGTCTTGCTCTGGCCGCCGGCCGCATCTCGAGTGGTCGATGGGCTAATGATCGTCACGCGGCGGTTGTACTGGCCGATCTGGACTGGAACCTGAGGCATTTAGCGGTACTCGACGATCGAAACTTTATGAAGCGAGAGCAGCGCATCGACCGACATCGGGACGGGCTTCAGCGTGAGAGCAGAGACGGCCTCGCGATTGGTGTACCAGTGCGCGATCAAGAGCAGGATGGCCTGAACGATCGACTGGGGGCAGTTGTTCACTTCGGTACCGTCGCCATAGCTGCCTGCGACGTAGGTGATCTTTACGGAGCCGGGAATGTAGTTATTCAGAATCGGCCAGAAGAGTCCTTGAGCGGGTGCGATGCGTCCTGGAGTCGAAGTCGTATCGACGTTGTAGCTGTTAGACGGAAGCGTCTGTTCCGCGCTGTCCGAGTCGAGATAGGTAATGTTCGTCACGCTGACCAGGCCGGGGTACGGCATGTCGAGAGTGACTCGATCCCAATACCAGGTGCCGTACGGCCAGGAGTCGCGCTCTGATGGAGAGCGCGACACATCTAGGCGACCGTAGAGCGGAAAGAAGTCCAGCGTCCGCATCCAAGTCTGGTTGAAGAATGCGCGTCGAGTGATCTTTTCGGCATACACCCGCGCTGCTGTGATCAGAGTCCCGATGTACAAGTCCTCGTCGTCGAAGTCCACGCGAAGGTGTTGCTTTGCCTGAGCGAGGGTTACAGGCTCCGCCACCGGTGACGTGATGAGTTGTGTGGAAAGTTTCATGCGGTCCTATCGCCCGCACGGCACCCGATGAAGAGTGCCGTGCGAACGGTGAGGGTTACTTGATCGTGATCGACGCGATCGGGTGAGTGCCCGCGTCCGTTGCCAGGCCGCCCACACGAGCGAAGCCGACGAAGCCGACCTCGTAGCCCGCTGCGAACAGCTCGTTCAGACGCAGGATGCCGATGCCCGGGTTCTGCTGGCGGAAGGTGTAGCCCTCTTTGAAGTCGCCATAGAGGACAGGCACGTTTCCGGTTGCCACAGCGGGGAGCTGCGTCACCAGCTTGACCGGGCGACCCAGGATCGATCCGACGAAGCCGCTCGTCGCATCGCCGTAGTTCGGCAGGAACAGTGGACGACCGTTCGAGTCGACCATGCCGACCACGTAACCGAGGGTGGCGGTGGACATCGCCCAGACAGCGTTCATCTGGTAATCCGGATCGAGCGCAGCCATCACAGACGAGAAATCCACATAGCTGAGGATGTTGGTCGTCTTTGAAGTGATCGTGTTGGCCGCGTTGTAGGCAGTGGTCAACGATCCCACAGCACCACCGTCGCCAGCCAGGATCAAGGCCGATGCGCCACGGAAGAAGCGCTTCAGGAACTTCTGCTCGATCCAGTCCGCGATGTTGAATCCGGCATCGCTCAGCAAACCACGATCCACCTTGATGATGCCGGTGGTGTAGTTGCCGACCGTCAGGTTCTCACCGCTGAGAGTCGGATCGACCTCACCTGCGGAAGTGCCCACGGTCACGGAGACCAGGCCATTGGTGGTGTCGTTGTCGAGCACCATCTTGATCGGCTCACCGTTGTCCGTCTTGAGGACGTTGACGATGTCGTAAATCTGGCCGTAGCTCTTTCGGGCCGAGATCACCTGGGAGTTGAAACCCACCGGGATTGCGACACCCTCACCTGCGACGGTCAGGTCGCGAGACTCGCGACGACCACTCAGCATGTAATTGCGGAGTTCCTTTTCCTGACGTGCACTGCGAACTTCGGCACGCTCTTCGGGGTCAGCCGACTCGCCGGGGTTCGGCGCGGGCTGGTTCACCGGGTTGCGCATCGATGCGCGGTGCTCTTCGACTGCCTGGAGCCGGTTGATGTCGCCGTCGATCACGGTGACCTCGGCGGTCATTGCATCGAACTGACTGCGCTGTTCTGCGGTGACATTCTCGCCCGCCATGATGACGGTTGCGTCCGCCATCAGCTTGTTACGCTTCTCTTGAAGCTGTGCAATAGTCATTGCATTTCCTTTGTGTTGCTGGTTTTTTGCGCGGACCGTCGAGCGGCGGGCTTTCCTTCCGAGCGGCAGGCAGACGAGTGCGATTGAACGCAGCCACCGGTGTGGCGCATCCGTCCTGCGTGAAACTGAACTTGTGGGGTTACAGATAGAGAAGCTTTAGCTTCATCTCCATTCGCGCGCGGATCGCGCGCTGAGCACCGACGCATTGCGGATCGGCTGAGCAGATACCGCACGCTCCGGACATGCATTGAGGGCAAAGACAGAAGCAGTCCGGAATCGAACGCTTCGACTTGCTCTCGGCTAACACGTCGATGCCGTGGTCCTTACAGAGCGACAGGAGCTTTTCCCAGGCCCTGTCTTTCTCGGCATCACTCACGCCCTCGACTTGGTCGAAGCGGGAGAGTGCATCGCGGAGATGGCTCTTCGTCTTCTCATCCGTCGAGAACTTCCACGGCAAGTGCCAGGTGTCTGTTTTGTCCGGATCGCCGACGATCAGGAAGCAATCGGCGGTGAGGTCTTCGCCATCGACTCGCTTCGTCTTGTCTGAGCTGCGTTGCTCGAATCGGCTGCGCATCTCCCTCGGCATAGAGTCAGGCATGCTGCGCGCACCAGCGGTCGTCGCCGAGTAGGCCGGATACGTCACCGGGCTCACGTCGAGCAGCTCCTCGAACTCCAGAATCCGTCGCGTTGCGGTGCCATCGGCGTTATCGGTCCACTGGTCCCGCTTGCAAACGAATGAGAACGACGACTGCGTCACATCCTTGCGGCGCATGGAGACCATGAGATCGTTCGCGTAGGTGGTAGCCGGCGGGTCGATCACATAAGCGAGGCCACGGCTGTCGAGAGTGAGCGTCAGCGTGTTCGCGTGGGTGCGACCGAGCGGCATATCGGGATTGTGATTCCAGAGAGCGCGGCAGTCCGGGTTACTCGCCAGGACGCTGTCGAAGGCATGAGGGTCGATCTCTTCGGTCCACATTCCATAGATCGGCTCGGACGCCGTGTCGAAAAGGGCCGCATATCCGCTGATTTTCGGTGTTTCGCCCTCCTGGGAAACACGGAACTCCTGCGTGAGATTGCGACGCTCGATCTTTGTTATCATTTACTGCTCCTGATAGCGACAGCCGCACCTGCGTCGCGGAATACTCCGATGTGTATCGACTTGATCGCCCTGATCAGTTCGCTCGACGCGACCTGGTCGCGGGACTCAGTAGTCCACTCCGGTGCTCTGGACGATGCCGCCTTCACGTAATCGCGGACAATCCTGTCCGACGGCTGCCAGGTATCGCTGAGGCTGAACTGCCTGCGAGCTTCCGTGGTGACCATCGAGACGATCGAAGCCAGAACAGGCGCCAGGATCGGACTCAGCGAGTCGGCGTCGCGCTTGCTACGCTGCGTTACTCGGCCGATGGCATCCTTGAAGACTCCAGCGAAGGCCGGAACATAGCCCGCGAACAGGCTGCGTTGCTGCTCTGTCGGCGGATCGTTGGGTTCCGTGCCGATGGGCTGGTCCTGGATCGGCTCGGTATCGAGCAACCGGGCAGCGTTCTGCATGTTGACCGGCGCCCAATAGATGTCGCCTTCAGGTCCGATCGGATTCTCGCCGAGCTTTTCGAGCACGACGTTGGTGGAGTAGAAGCCCCATTGTTTACCGACTGCGAACCCTTGCATCGTGGTGGCGAAGTCGCCGCGCAGACGCTCTGATACGTCGAACTCGACGAACATGGAGCCGTCACGAGGTAGCAGCTTGCGTTGGATCTCGGTCTCGATGCGCACCATATAGGGCCGCAGAGTGTCGGTAACGAATGAGAGTTGCTCCTGCTCAGCGCTCGCCTTTGACTGCTTCGTGATGTCCCCGACCATGCTCGGCGGAGTGCGAAACAGGGCGGCGATATCGGTACGGCCGAGCTGACGAGTCTGCAGGAACTGGCTCTCCTCCGGAGACAGCGCAAGCGCGGTGTACTTCCAGTCATCTGGTAGAACTCCCACGCGACCCGCGTTCTCTGCCGAGTTAGCTTTCTCCCAGAAGGACCGCATATTTGCGATATCTTCCGGGCTCACGCTGGCGACCGGAGTCAGGATTCCCCCCGGGCGGCTGGAGTTGCCGAAGAACTTGGCGCCGTATTTCTCCGCTGCGATGGCCAACGCGATGCTGTTGCGCGCCTGACCAATCGGTGACAAACCCCTGAGCCCGTCGAATGAGAACAGCGGAAAGTGAAGCATGTCCGCCGCGGCGATGATGCGTGATTCGCCGTCCTTGATTCCCACGCGCGTCTTGTACGCGAGTTTCCCGTTCGGCAAACGAACTGGATCGGTCATCCGCGGGTCAAGGGGATAGACACCCACTGGAATGCCGTCCTTGTTGCGGAGGACTTCGAGGTAGCTGTTGCCGGTCAGAGCCATGCAACCGGCGACAGATTCCCAAACCACCGGCGCCGACATCTCAACGTTCGGTTCGATCGAGAGGATACGGTGCAGCGGATTGTCGATCGCTTCCTGGCGGCCTTTAGGCAGCCGCTTGTAAGTGCGTAGCGTCATCGAGCCGATGGACTCGGCGATCACGCGCACGCATGCGTACACGGTGACGTGACGCAACGCGATCGTGTCGTTGATCGGCTCACCAGATACCGTGTCATGGGTGTTGGTGAGCACATCCCACGCCGCGGAGAATAGCCCCGCGGGGTTGGTTGTGTCGCTGCGCTTTTCACCGCGGCGAAATATGTCGAGAAAACCCAAGCTGACTCACTAAAGGAAGAATGGTTTGAAGCTGGCTCGCTTCGGTTTGAGAAGACGCGCGCGTGTCATGGCAGTGAATAGTGCCTGCGCGGCGTCGATTTTGTTTTTCTCGTCGGTACTGTCAGGGGTGGCCAGCAATCCGCTGCTCAGCTCACGGCTGATGACGTTCCCCATGCACCACTCGAGAACCTTG